ATCACTTTCCCCCCACAATATAAACTCCTTCATCTCAGGGGATTTGTCCGACATCGTGACTTTAACACCGTAATTTTCCATAAACTGCTGATACGAACGCATGTTATAGTATTTGACACGTTCACCAACAGTGGCAGTGTTGTCATCTCCATAATTCCCAGCAAAAACATTGCTCCTAAAGTCACGTTTTAATTCTGGGTCATTATTTTGGAGCAACTCAATTTCATAAAATCCGATGCGTTGCAAAAGTGAATTATCTACGTTGTTCAGAAAAACAGTGAGACTAGTCCCAGAAATTACAGTGCCATTAAAAGACACCAAAGTACCATCATATGCGACGTAGGGTAAGCAACACTCAGTAGCAATACCTTGCATTATCAAGCGATCATCCTCATTAAAATTGCCGCTGGCCATGCATAGATCTATAAATATCTCATACGCCGCAAACGTTAACTGCGCCGGCATTTTCTGGTCGTACTTGCTATAGTCGATTGAAAAAGTCCTATGGTTCCGTGTACCACCACCAGTGATAGTATCATTAAATTGATCCCACTCAGGACTCATGCAGTTGATCCCTACCATTGATTCAAACAAAAAGGGGTGGGTACATATGAACCGTGTGAGACCTAAAAACATCTCACGGGAAAGTAATGCTAGCGCTATGGACGTCGCGTTAATAACGCGTGGTGCCTTAAGCTTCTCCTGATTGGTAGGTTCATCCTTCAGGCATGCTTTGTACACACAGAATGCCCTTTCCTTTCTCAAAAAACATGAACGAACACGCTCCACTTCATCCCAAATATCATCTATAAAAGTGACTGGATTAGTGTATTCTCCAAAGGGTTCCAATTCGACAAGATAATTAGTCTTAGGTCCACTCAGAGGATAACCGATAGAAGTAGTAAGGTTCATTCTGTCAAGGAATCGCTCACCTGGGACACCATTGACGACCTCGATGCGACTCAATTTCCTTATCATACTTCGGACGTATTGCCGATCCTCAATTACACTCAGTATAGGCTTCACGAAGTCTCGTTTAGCCCATTCAAGGGACGTTGCTTTGAAGCCCGGATTAGGATTCGACAAATTAATTAGGTTCTCACGCCATGGCCAATACTTTGGAGTGAATTTAGGTGGTCCCCACTTATTCATCACACCAGTAGCAGCAGTAACAGAATCGGAGATCAGGGACTTTATGACTTTAGATGAAGCGGTGACACCACCACTACAAGAGCCGTAGACGTTAAAATTTCCCGACTCTAATAGGAAGTTGACTGGGCTGTACTTACTGATCTCGTCACTAG